CTGGCTGCTGAAAGCCTTTGAGGATCTCAGCTTGGATAGCAGCATCCTGCATGGAGTTAGTAACCTTGTCTGGGTCAAGATCCATAGACTTAGCAATCTCACGAATGATGTAGTCCATCTTAGCAAAGGGAGCCAGTACAGGGTTCTGTGCTACCTGCAAGAACTGCATCAAGCGCTGTGAACGTACTTCGTTAGCCATCAAGCTCTCTGTACCAGACGCATGTACTTCTAAATCACCACGAATGGACTCATCAAAGTCAAACTGCATGTTAAATGCAAAGAAGGATTTACCTAATGGGCGAATCAGATAGTCATCAACGTTCTTAACTACGGTACGGATGCTACCATTAGCAGCAGACATAAGCATAGAAATGCCAGATGCTGTACGCCCTACGCCGCTAACACCCGTCTGACCATGAGCAAAACTAGGGAAGCCAGTGCTCTCATCAGCAAGTACTCGTGCTTTATCAAAGAGTTGCATGTTCTCTTGTGCTACGTTAGGGAACTTGGTGCCGAAGATAGCCTGCCCTGGAGCACCACCTTGGCGGCGGAAGACCTTGCCGGGATACACACTTAAGTCTTGCCCTGGTACAAGGTTAGTCTCATCTACTTCAATGATCAGGTTACCAGATAGAGCAGCGTTGTCAATAGCCATACGCATAAAGCCATTCATCAACGTCTGTGTATCATCCATGTTCTCAGCAATACCTACACCAAAGAAGGAGTAAGGGTTATGCTCATATGGTACAGCATAGTATGGAATACGTGTAGGTTTGAATGGGTTAAGCACAAAGCGAAGCACTTCACCGTTACAGATCCATACGTTACAGTTTACTTCATCAAAATCTTTGAGTGCCTTAGGAATAGATACACCATGCTCTTCTAGAACTTCTGTATCTACAAAGCCCCAAAACTCTAGTACTTCCCAGCGCTCAGAGGATGGCTGTGTGTCATCATCCTCCATACTCATTTCCCAGTACTTCTGTACGTAGTTTGGCCCCTTATCAACGGCCATACCAATGGAGTCATCCATAAAGTATGGACGCCCTTTTAGAGCACGGAGTTGTGTGCGTGACATCTTATGCCGTTGCACTACATACTCTGCATCAGTCATAGACTTAGCTTCTGGGTCAGGATAGAAGTCCCACACAGAAACGTGACTACACTCTGGAACAGTCTTAACTAGAGGGTCATACTCACCTTCTTCATTCCAGTTAGGGTATTCCTTATCTACAGCAAACGGGCCTTTCATAACACCCGTACCAAGTAGAGCCATCTCAAACGCCATAGAGCGTAGGTGCGTAGAAGCGCCAGACTCTTGTAGTTGATCATGGATCTTCTTTTCCATCTTCTTAGCTGCAATCAATGCAGGATGAAATGTAACTGTTGTAGGTGAAGTACCGTCACCCTCTACGATCCTATCAGATACAGACTCTAGCTTGTTAGCAACAGGGCCAAGGCGCTTAGATAGATCAATAAGAGTTTCACCAGGCTGTAGCTTGTTTTTACCATCAAGCAGATAAGGCTTAGCTGGTGGCTGTGATGTTACAGGATCAAGAGCCTTACCTGCAGTTGCAGCATTAGGATCAACATTAATGTGTACCGACTCAGCTACACCATCAGGTAGCACAGAGGGGTTTACTGAAAGAGGGAACTTGTTATTACCAAATAGTACGTCTACGATCTGACCATAGGCTGCAAGTGTCTTAGTCTTAGTAACCTTAACAAATACACGAGACTTCTCTGTGTCTGTGAACTGTACATCCTTGCTATACAAACCACGATAGTTACGATAAGCTTTAAGCCACCGCTCTTCGTCAGCATAACGTGAATCCTCAGAACGTTTGTAACGATCTTCAACAAAAGATATTACACTAGATTTAGTCTCAAAGATACTATCCGTACTGTCTTCTGCAGCTACGACTTCATCTGTTTCAAACATTTCTTCTTGTTCTGCCATTATCAATACCCGAATGATGGATCACTAGCCTGAAAGCCAGTGCGTTGTTTTGCTGGGTTGTAGTCCCATATGCTGCTACGTGGACGTGTCATGATCCCATATCTTAGAGCGTCATATAAGTGATCCTCTGCGTGAGTATCAACATCTTCTGGGTTTCGCTTGTCCAGAGGAATACTTGGAATCTGTGCAATAGTGTTAGTGCAGTTATCCATAAACACTAAGCGAGGCTTATCAGTAAACTCATCTACCTGTAAACGCCTATGTATTTCGTTCTTACCTGAGACACGTGAGCCTCTTGACCTGTCAGATGGACGCCAGCGACAGCCTTTGTGATTCATCTGCTCTGCCAAGCTAGGCCCAGTGTCTCCACGGTTGTGCCATAAAGAACTATCCAGCACCCCGTATCTTATTGTACCATCTCTTGCTTCTGCTTCAAGTATTAAATCTGCTAAGTCAGAAGCTGTAACTTTAGAGACATACATCTCACGGTACACAATTAGTTGCTCATCAGGTGCTACAGCAAACCACAAAACACCAGTGTAACTACCATAACCGTAATCGCAAGCCCTAAACTTTGCCCAAGAGTCAGGGATCTCGAATGAGTCCACGACATGTATCTTTCGGTCAAACTCTGGAAAAGCGGCACCCTCATTAATGTCCCAGTTACCTTCGAGTAACTGCTTACGCTGATGGTCTGGAAGCGAGAGAAGCATTGCTTCATAGTCGCCAGCCTCAGCCAAGTACGGATTGTCGAATAGAGAGGCCGGAATAAAGCGTCTTTTAAATAGAGGCTCACCTTCTTTACTATGCCCTTTAGGGAAAGTAATCGTGTCACCTGTTTCGATATTAGTTGCCCAGAACGCACTACCAGCCGTTGAAGGGTCAATAAACATCTTTTTAACCCAAGCATGGCCGTTTCCTCCAGGGTTTGTTGTTGCTCTCATGTATAGCCCAAGATCTGACGCATGTGCAGATCTCAAGCGAGACCTCATATAATCCCAAGCGTAAGGGCTATTCCATTGCGTAAGCTCATCGAATCCAATCCAGTTAAAAGCCTGACCTTGATAGCGTGTGACATCCGTGTCTTTATCAAGATAAGACATCCAAAGTCTGCCGCCCTGAGGAGAAGTCCATTGCGATTTACGTTCTGACCACTTAATACCAGGTATTGCACGAGGGTATAACTCCTGACTCTTTTGTATAAGTTCTCTTAGTTCTTCTGTAGTATGTCGTACTAACAACCCTGAGAAGTGTGGGTCATTCAAACCGTGTAGAGGGTCAGCCAACATGGCGTAGCTCTTACCGCCACCCGCTGCTCCACCATATAGAACCTCACGCTCTGACGCACTAAGAAAGAATGTCTGTGGGCCAGGGTTAGGCTTGAACACAATGTTCTGAGCCTCTTCTACATCGTACTCAGCTGCCTTCACTTGAGCAGGTACAGTCTGTTTATCCTCTACTTTAATCGTTTCCGCTGGAATCGGTGTAGGCTCCTGCACCTTTCTTTTCGAGCTTTTCGATTTGGTCAAGCGTTTCTTGGAGCCACTTGGCAAGCTTGCGCTTAATTGTAAGTGCTTTTCTACGTTTTTGCTCGACATCTATTCTCTTCTTTAGACCTGTATACGTCATAGTTCTACCTGTCTCTTTAGTTAGCCAGGCTGCTACCACACGATAACTATACTGCTTAAGATGACGCTTTGCAAGCTCTAAAGCTTCAAGCTCTGATTCTATAGGTAAAAGAAGTCTGTCGTTATCAGGATCTACCCTGTAACCAAAGGGTATTATCTTTGTAATCCTAACTATAGGGTGCCATTCTTTTGTGTGGTTCTTGGGAGGTAACGGTAGCTGCCAATAACCTAGGTCTCTCTCAGGTATTATTCGTTTGAACCTTCTTTAGGTGGCAGATAGAAAACGCCTCCGCCAGATGTTACGTCTACTTTGTCTACCTTACCAAGTCCTGCACGATCTAGCAAGTCCTTAGCTGCAACCATCTTCTCTTTAATGCCTAATTCTGTAGGGTCATACAAAGCGCCTACCATAGACATAGCAGCTTTAGGTGCCATACGTGCAAAGTAAGAACGAGTCTTTTCACCAATCTCATCCTTAAGGGTCTCTACAATAGCAGAAGTGCTAGATGTAGGGTCATAACCTGCAAGTTTCTTAGCTTCAACTGCATCTCCATTAGCCTCATCAAATAAGACTTCTAGGAAGCGTTGTTGCTTTTCTGTTAGTACTCTAGCCATGTTAAGTCCCTTAGTTACCGTTACTTCTTATCTTTACCACTTATTCTGCTGCTTTCCAAGCAAATAAAGCCCCACGCCAAGAATACCAACTCCCGATACCACAACCAAGATACCAAGACTCCACTCAATAATAGTCTGTTTAATCTCTGCTTTGCGATACATAGTTTTCTGACGTTCCTTGCGAACCTCCGCCTCAATATGGAGAAGCTCGTCCCAAGCACTTTGACCATACCCAAACTGTATATACTGTTTAATTTCAGCACGTAGAGCCTCCGCTTGTTTCTTCTTAGCGAAGATGTCCATTGCGCTTGGCCCATTACCACCGAACAACACAGCATACCAAGGCGGGTCTTCTGATTGCTTGTGCGCAAAGTTAATGTCAGATATAGCTCCAGCAAACTTAGCTAAGTCATTGGAGATACCACCTATGTCCTTACCAAGCTGAATGCCCTTCTTGATAGCTGATACGGCTGTCTGTGCCGCAGCAAAGGCTGTAAAAGGATCAATCATTTGAACTTAACCTCTATAGGGCATACGTAGTTATAACTTACTCTGTACACTCTGTCATACCAGAGGCCATTCTTAGGTAAGCCACAGTCGTAGTAACAATACTGAAATAATCTGTTACCACCCTCAGTCCATGCGTGATTGAATGAAATGAAGGCTAGTACACAAAGCAAAACTACTCAACCATAAGATCTGTATGGTCACGACCTATATACTTTAGATCGTTCTCTATAATAGCTACACGCTGCTGTAGTTCAGTGATCCTTGAGATAGTACGAGTTAAGGCGTCTAACTCATCCCACAGATCTTCTACATCATTCCATACGTACTGTATTTCTACGCCATTACCTTCAACGTCACGCTTAAGGTTAATGTTATCCTCAATAGCCATACGTGAGCCTAACTGGCTTACTGTTTCTTCTAGGCTTGCTATCGTGGAGGCTTGTTGAGATACCCACCACACTCCACCAGCAAGCTGTACAGCCATAGCGGCTACAAGTGCTAGGGGTATCTTAACGTTTTCCATAATAGCTCTCCTAACTATTTGAAACTTTCTGCCACGACATTGCGGATCTCTCCACGTGCAATGCCAATGTCATGTAACTCTTTGTCTGACATGTTGGTTAAGATCCAGTAGTCAGCACGGGCTTGTTGTGCTTTTTGTAAGCTTGCCAAGAAGTCTGTGAATGTTTTGATGATAAGTGCGATCATTGTAGTGTTTCCTATGTTAAGCCCAGCGCCATTGCTAGGGACGTACATAGTTATACACAAATGTCAGACGGTTACCTCTACTAAGTTTGCATACCCGTTATGCGATGTTTTGACTGCCTTGGAAGAACTCTTCAACATTAAAAGTAATAGTCACTGCGTTTGAAGCACTAGCTAGACCACGTAACTTATCACCTAGATTTAAGTATAAGTTATCCGTAATCTGCAGAAGTGAGTTTGGTGGCATCTTAACAGACTCAGCTAAAGTTATATAGGTAGTACTTTTTAATTCATACCAGTCTAGGCTAAATGTAACCGAACTGCTAGAACTATTATTAACGTATATAGCCTTAATATTACTGTCAAACCTATTAGGAACAGTATATAAGTCTACGTTAGATGTAGTCAGAAGCTTGCCTATTGTGCGGTTTTTACTTATCATGGCGCAGTGTTCTCTATGTAAATAATATCTAGCCCTGCAGAAATCTCAAGGTGTGCATTTGAGCTAGATGCTATTGCACGTACTCTAATGTCTGTCTTTTCTAAAATAGGAAGAGGTGCGTCATATTGCTGATGGTGTGTGTTTTCCACGATTGCAAACTTATCGGCCGTTCTAAACACACCATTTAACTCTCGTGTTTGTATTTGTACAGTGGCAAACTTATTGTTTTGCTCTGTAAATGCTGTTACATCGGTCTGTAAAAGATAGGCTGTATAACCTGCAGGTACAGTCCATAGTGCCATTAAGGTTTGGTTTTCCCCAGTAGAAATACGAGCATATGTAGTACCACCATTAGTAACGTTTATATTATTTGTAGGTTCTTGAGAGCCTGATACGAAAGCACGAAACACTCTTAAATACGTCTGTGTCGTTGTAGCAGTACCCGAACCTGCTAATGTAACGGCTTCACTTACCTCATTATAACTTGCATCTAATCCTTGCACCGTAACTTGGACAGCATTATCTGTAGCACCTGCATCACTTGTAACGGTCATAGCAAGAGCACTAGTTTGATATGTATATACTCCACCTACATCCCAACAGTCTTCAGTGCTATCGTTTACATCACTATTAAACCCAAACTTAAATAAACGTTTGTGTCCATCTACAAGTCCTCGTGCAACCTGCATGTAATAAGGGTAGTCGCCAACGCCACCGCCCATAGTCATTACGTTAGGATACGAGGTAATAGCCATTA